GCAACCTGCTTGAGTTGGTGACCTAAACAAACTCCGGTTTCGGTCGACCAAACTATACTTAGTTACTATACTTACTATGGAAACCCTAAAGAAGATCCCGATGACCAGCCAGGGAAAGGCCTGGTTCGTGTCCGCTATGGACCCGTTCCATGACTACCGCCTGGACTTGGAAGGATTCCCTGACTTGAATGGAGGAATGAGCAACGTTCAGTTGTATCAGGAGACGGTCTCAGTCGCTGCGCCAGTCGCGGCGAACTGGGATTGCCTCGTGTTTGCAACCGGTCTCGATTCCATCACCACAATCCCAACCCCCATGACGAGCGTGTCTGTCGCCAACTGGCAGTATGCAGAATACGACAGTGGTACTAATGCGACAGCCAACTGGGGTTCCTACGTGGTTATGAGCGTGCCAGCTGGGACGCCGATGTTCCCTATTGGTGGCACTCACACAATCCAATACCTGCATGGCCGTAATCAAGCGACCCCGGGTAGGACGATTGCCTGTGCCTTCGAAGCTCATAACACGACCGCAACCCTGCACAAACAGGGCTCTGTGGTTTGTGGCCAACAGAACTTTGCTCGCAGCGACTATAGTGCCCGCCTCAAAGACACTAATGCCGCCCCTCTCGCTACTTACGACTCTGTCACTCGCCTCATGTGCGGCCCCCCGCGCACTGTGGCTGAGGCAACCTCAATACCCGGCTCCTCGCAATGGGAGGCTGGGAAGGGTTGCTACGTGATCCCTCGGCTCGAGTCATTTAACCTGGCAATAGAGGCTCTGGAACACCGTCAGGCAGCATACCGCACTCGCGTGGTAGCTGCCGGTGGCGCTGATTCGCTCCTGGTCTACCAATCTGTCGGCACTAGCGGCACAGATTACGTGGCCCATTCAGCGTGTTCCACCAACGAGTTTGAGTGCGGTTTCGCATTCTTCTCCGGCCTCTCAGCAGAGAGCACAATTCAAGTGACGTCCCGGACCATCACAGAGTATTTCCCTGTTCCCGGAGATATTCTGTTGTCATCCGCCACTCCAAGCCCTGCCTTCGACCCAATCGCCATCGAAGTGTATGGAATGGCAATCTCACAGGTCCCGTTCGCAGTACCTGTCGGCATGAATAGTGCCGGCGACTACTTCCGGATGGTTCTGGGAGCAATTTCTAAGATTGCCCCTGTGATCGCCACTGCCATTCCCCACCCCGCCATCAAGGCTATTGCTGGCGCGGTCGGTGGAGGCGCCGGCATGCTTAGCGGCTTACTCGAGCGCAAGAGGCAGCCGGAAAAGGAAGAAGGAACCCAAGTAGTCCGTCTGATCTCGGGCCCACCAGCTGTAGCTGTTGAGTCCAAGAAGAAGACTTCTTCTCCTGTCACCCGCGGAGTCAAGTTCCCAAAGTTCCGCAAGTGAAACCCATTAGTAAGTTAGCCCTGTAGCCTCCCACAGAGTATACGCGGTCTGACCGAAACAGCAACAAAATGGCGAGACAACGCCATTAAATAAAACCTTCTAGGAAAACAGCCCAG